ACGCCGGTTCACGAAAGGGAGATTGGCGCTGTTGAAGAGTTCCGGTTTGTCACTTCCCCGCTATTCGCCCCGTTTCTTGCGGCGGGCGCGGCAGTAGGCGCCGGGATGGTTTCGGCAGGCGCAGCCAACAATGACGTTTATCCCTCGATCATCATTGCGGAAAGCGCGATGGGGCACATTTCCCTGAAGGGCCAGGGTAAATACAGCGGGATTTCCCCGACCCTTATCCAGGCAAACACCAAAAACCACGCAAACCCGTCCGGACTGTTCGGATATGTCGGCGCTGATTTCTGGTACGAGGCTGTCCGGCTCAACGAGAATTTCATGGTGCGTATCGAGTCTTGCGCTACCGATCTGTAAGGAGGTCAAAATGTCTGAAAGTATAAGCGAAAGAGTGAATGCGCTGTCTTATTCCGGGGATGCGGTGCAGTTGCGGAAACTGTTTACCGCCATACAGACGGAACTTGCCGCCTTGCGGACGCTCACTGCGGAGCTTGCCGCCGACCATGCCATAACGATTACCGTGCTTAACGATTTAAAGGCTAAGTATGAAGATCACCGGCATTCGGCCGTGGGGGCAGCGTCAGTCGGGACAAAACCGTCAACCACTGGCGCGACCGCGGAGGCTACCGCAAGCACAGTTACCCAGAGTCTTGCGACATTAACAGCAACGGCGGCGTCCGAAACGCTGACCGCTTAACAAAAGGAGGAAAATATCATGAATCTGAATGAAAGTATGCGTGGCGGAACGTTCTGCCTCAGCAAAGCCGGGCTTGCAATCGGAACAAGCGCAACTTGCCTTGACATCGCGGCCCCTAACGGCGCCGGGGTTGATTATTGCATCAAGGGCGAGATGTACCATCTCGCGGATGGCGTATCAAAGGCGATTACCGCCGCGGCAGCGCAGGCCGTCCTTACAAAATGCATCTATCTGGTTTGCCTTAACTCTGCAGGAACCCTGTCCACTGTAAAGGGCGAGGAAAAGCTGATCACCGATATTGCGGCCGGCGCCGTCCTGGAGTTCCCCGTGCCGGATGATGATGTTTGCCCGATCGGGTACTTTACCGTCAGTCTTGCTAACGCGGCAACCTTTACGGCAGGCACCACTGCGCTGTCGGCTACAGACGTCACAGACGCTTATTTCAACCTTTTCGCGATACCGACAGGCCCGCTCACCAGTTAACCAGTTAACGAGACCCGGGGGGGCGGAAGCCCCCTCGCTTGAAGGAGAAGATTATGGGGAAGTATTTGGAAGCACATAACGAGATGTTGAGTAAGCCGCATTCGATACCGATGTCAGAGATTGGGGAAAATCCGCCGATTGAGCAAGTAGCGGAACGAGACTTTGTCAAGACGGCCGAGCTGGAAAAGTTCATGCATGAAGATTTGGTGATCATGGTGCATCCGACCGGGGAAGAGGGATCGTATGACATGGTTCCTATTCAGGTGAACAGGATAAACTGCCCAATCCAGCGCGGTGTGCCGGTTGTTGTTAAGAGGAAGTATGTCGAGATCCTCGCCAGGTGCAGAAACACCAAGTATCACCAGCGGCTTACTGACCCAGGGCGACCGGATGCGATGGTCATGGAAGAAAAAACTGTTCTCTCCTACCCCTTTGCGGTGATTGAAGACAAAAATCCGCGCGGGCGAGTATGGCTGGAGGCCATTTTAAAGGAACGCTAAACGGAATGAGGGTTGGGTGCGAAAATGACGTTTCTTGAGCTTTGCAAGCGTCTGAGGATGGAGGCGGGGATTGCCGGCACTGGCCCTGCGACGGTAACGTCCCAGACCGGGGAGGCCGGGCGGATAGTTGATTGGGTGAAGTCTGCCTATGAAGACATCCAGAATATAAACGCCTCCTGGGATTTTCTGCTGTCTCCGTTTACGTTTCCGACTGTTATTGGCAAGCAGGACTATTCGGCGTCCGATATTTCGATAAGCAATCTCTCTAAATGGAAGGCTGATTCGGACGAGGACTTCACCATCTATTCGAGTTATGCCGACGAAGCGCATTTACCGCTCATGGCGTGGTGGTTGTTCAGGCAGCAATATCTGTTCGGTTCTGCTCGCAGCGCAACCGGCAGGCCATCTGTTGTCAGTGTTCACCCCAACAAGACGCTGTGGTTAAGCCCTGTTCCGGATGCTGTTTTTACGGTTACAGGCCAGTATTACTGCAAGGACTTCCTTCTTGCGGATACGGACGAACCCCTGCTGCCGGTTGATTACCATCTCGCTATCATATGGAAGGGATTGATGTATTATGCGGCGTACTCGTCGGCATCTGATCTGTATGCACATGGAGACCGGGAATACAAGAAAATAATCAGGAAGATGAGTATGGCCGAACTCCCTAAAATAACCTTCGGCGAACCACTGGTGTAAGAATGAAGCTGCCGCACACAATAATAAACACTGAATTGATACGGCTTTCCGGCGGGCTCGACGTCGTTACGCCCAGGATCATCGCCGGTTCCGGAACCTGTCGGGCTGCACAGAATGTTCTTCAGGATGCAGGCGGCGGATATTACACCGTGAGCGGGTATGAACGGTATGACGGGCATGTTTCACCGTCCGACCAGCCATATTCAATTCTGGAAGCGACGGGGATTCTCCCTGTCGCGTTAGGTGCGACGCTTACAGGGGAAGATTCAGGCGCAACTGGCGTGATAATTGCTGTTACGAGTGAATATTTTGTTCTTGCCAAAGTCTCGGGGACGTTTCAGACGGAGAACGTAACGGTTGCTTCCGTGGTTGTTGGCGTCGCTACGGGGGCACCGAGCGCAGGCAGCGCTTCGACCGCGCTCCTGCATGCACAGTACACGCATCTTTCTGCGAATATCTACCGGGCAGACATAGGCGTCGTCCCCGGCTCTGGGGCAATCCGCGGAATAGTGAATTACATGAATGTTAAATACGCCTTCCGGGACAATGCATTGGGAACGGCGACGGCTGTTTACAAAAACTCCCCTTCCGGCTGGGCTGCGGTTCCTCTGGGGAAAGAGCTGGCATTCACTTCCGGCGGAACGTATGAACCACAGGAAGGCGATGTTATCACCGGCCACACATCCGGCCGCACTGCAACACTGACAAGGGTTGTACTGGAAAGCGGCACTTACGGGAATGGTGATGCGGCGGGGAGGTTTATCTTTGCCTCGCAGTCAGGCGCATTCGTATCGGAGACGGTGGATATCGGGGCGCACCTGGATGTTGCCACGATTGCCGGCGACAGTTCGGACATCACCTTTGCGGTTCCTGGGGGAAGATTTGAATTTGTCATTTCCAATTTTTACGGCAGTGCCAGCTCGGAAAGAATATATGGATGCGACGGGAAAAACAGGGGCTTTGAGTTCGACGGAGTTGTCCTGGTTCCGATAAGGACTGGTATGCCGACTGACGCCCCCTCCCATGTCGCGTCCCATTGCAACCAGTTGATATTTTCATTTTTCGGTTCCACGCAGAACTCAAGCCCCGGGAACCCCTACCAGTGGACGGCAATAACCGGCTCGACGGAAATAGCGATGGGGGAGGAAATAACGGGATATATGCCGCTGCAGGGCGACGCGAGCACTTCCGCAATCGCCATCTACACGCGAAATTCAATAGGCATTCTTTATGGTTTCGGGGTTGCTGACTGGAAGTTGATATCCTACAAAAAAGAGGCGGGCGCGATAGCCCATACCCTTCAGACGATAGGAGATGTTCTATGTCTCGATGACCGTGGGATAACAACATTATCCACTACCCAGAAATACGGGAACTTTCAGGATGCCATCGTCTCCAAGCGGGTGCATTCGTGGCTTACGGAAAAGCGGTCGAGTGTAATATCATCGTGTGTCATGCGGGACGAGAGCCAGTATTGGCTGTTCTTTTCCGATAAGTATGCCATTGCCGCAACGATTGATAATGGCAAAATCGTCGGGATGATGCCGGTATTATTTAACGACGTCGTTCGGTGTATTGACTCAAGAGAAAATTTATCAGGGGAGGAGGAAATCTTCTTCGGCGGGAATGCCGGGTACGTCTATCAGATGAATAAGGGGACGAGTTTTGATGGCGACGATATTGACGCCTTTTTTTATCTTGCCTTCAATAATTCTAAGTCTCCTAATATCATAAAGAGATACCGCAGGGCGACCGTTGAGGTAGATGGGACAGGATATGTGGAATTTTCATTTGGATATGACCTTGAATACGGTTCCAAGGAAGCAGAACAGTATCCTTTTTTTGTAAGCGAAGCAAGCGAATCGCTCAGAAGCTTATGGGACGACGCAAGCTGGGATGTAGGACTTTGGGATGGAGTGTCGCTTACGCCAAGTTATTTTAGCATGGACGGAAGTGGAACAAATATTTCCATGAAAATCCGCTCCACAGGCGCGTATTATGGTCGGTTAAAGATTTCCGGGATATTGATGGAATATTCCCCCAGACGACTAAGAAGGTGAAATAATGGCAGCAAACGAATACTATGACAGTACGGGAGTGCCGGGAAACAACTCGGTATTGTCCTCAGCGGCAATCAGGACTGAGTTCGACATGATAGAAGATGGGTTTAATCGACTCCCGGCATTGGCCGGGAATGGGTCGCTTCCTGTTTTTGTCAATTCGGCGGGAACCGGGCTGGAGGCGGGAACGATCTCTATACTTAAGGCAGCATTGGCGTTAGAGAATGTCGATAACACCTCTGACAGTACCAAGAATGTGGCGACAGCGACTTTGACAAACAAGACGCTCACATCCCCCGTGATAAACACTCCGACCGGGCTGACAAGCGCGGATGTCGGGTTAGGGAATGTCGATAACACATCTGACAGTACCAAGAATGCGGCGGTTGCAACGCTTTCC